CTTTATCTTCAGCATCAATTCTTTCCCATTCTGCTTCTACTTTATCAATTCTTTCTTTATCAATTTGTGAAGCAATATTTCCAAATGTTTGTATAGATTGTGCAGCTCCTCCAGCAATTTGACTAAGATTAGCAAACATAACTTCTTCGGATGATCTTGGTAACTGGGCCATTTGGCCTGGTCTAAATCCTCCACCCTGAAAGGAAGATGCCTTATAGTCAACAGGAGTTTGAGAAGCTTGATTTGGTGCAACTGGATTTAAATTTAATAGTTGTTGAATATTAACTTGAGACATTATTATCTTCCTCCAACCGAACCGCCAGATGTTCGATTTGTATATGCATTATTAGATGAATTCCAACTGCTTGTAGTTGTACTTGAAGTTGTACTTGGAGTTGTCTGTGGACCCCCACCAAAACCAGTAGCAGCAAATGCAGAACCGATTTGAACAGCACCAGTAATTAAACCAGCTGTAGCATAACTATCGGTATCTTCAAATAGCGGACCTTGATCATATCCTTCAAGATTAGGCATAAATATATTTTCAGTTTGTTGAGACATTTGAGATGTAAACTGTCTATTGATATTGTCCAACTCAACCTGATAATTTTTCTTAAGTTGGTTGGAATTATTTAAAGCATCTAATGTCTGTGCAATTGCCAAGGATGAATATAAACCACTAGAAGAAGAAATGTTTTTTCCACTAAGGGCATTTAGTAAAGACGCAGAAGCTTGTGTCTGTTGTTTACTAAGTTGCATTTGCTGAAAAGTTGTGATATCTCTTAAACTTTGTGTAGATTCAAATTGAGTTCTATAAGCAGATTCAGCAATTGCAGAATTTCTTTTTAGTTGTTGAGCAAAGTTATAAGCAGCTTGGAATTGTTCTCTAGAATTAGCAAAGGTTTTATTTGTATTACTTTGAATCCAGTTTCGATAAGCTTGTTCGTTTCGCTGCTTGGCTGCTGCTGATGCTGCTTGTCCTCCAAAGATAGAACTAAGTCCACTAGCAACCGCAGAACCAACAGCCATCATTGTCATTGGGTCCATGAATTACTCCTTACCAGCCCCATTGGCTTTTACGATTTTTAGGTTTTTGATTAGTAGCAACAACCCGTGTAGCACCACTAGTTGGAGCGTAGTCACTGGCTCTAAAGTTATTAGCCCAGTCCTTAACTCTTTTTTCCCATTCTTTCTTTTTATAATCTTCCGTAGCCTTTTCGGTATCGGTAGACATATGGGATTTATAATACTCTACGGCTGCTGACAGCACATCCACCCTATCGTCGTGCTTCAAAGCCCCCCGACCTCTATGAAGTCTTGTTAGTTGTATTTGGTTATTCTGATCCTTAGCCGCCTTGCGTGACATGACTAGGCGATGCATAGCCATCACAGGCTCTAAGGTAGATATAATTCTTAATTCTTTTTGACCAGTTACTCTGTACTCCTCTACCCCAACTTGGTGGGGACAGTTCTTCATTAAGAATGGAATCAATACTTTAGTAAATAAACCATCACCAAAGTTAGACTCTACACGGACTAAAGGTAATTGATATTCATTTACAATCCTAGCAATCTTATTTAAAGTAGCATCATCATAGCCACCCTGGATACCTAGGAGTTCATGGATAAATATAGTACCACTTAGGACTGAGGATACACATAAGCCAGTCTCATCAGCTCCTCGGCCACTAGGGTCTATACTTAGGTGACTATGGTTGTATTTAAGATAATTATTACTGATGTACATAGGTTCTGAGATTAAATCCCCAGAGATACCAAAGTTAGGCATATCCTTTAAAGCATTCTGTCCTTGCCAGACAATCTTATCTGGACCGATCTCTGGATCTAGATCCATGACTATTAGATCTCTAAGCTTTAGTGGATACCTATCGGCATCAGCAAGGGAGGTCACCAGCTTGTATTGCAGGGCGTAGTGACTAGGGCCGATTTTAGCCCGTCTGGAGGCAAGCTCGTCCTTGTTGAACCGCTCGGGCTGGGTGGCGTCCCCTGGCTCTATATCCAATCCTAGGACCCAGGAAGCCACGTTCTCAATCTCGGCTGGAACTGAGGTGTCTGGCATCTCAGCTGGGTACTTGATCATGGGGTAGGATTCTTTAAGGACATTGTAAACTGAGTCCTGGTAGTGAGGAGTACCTAGGAAGATAACCCTAGAACCTTTATTTCTAATAGACTCTAGTTCTGCCAGCTTCTTAAGTAGTGTTTCTTTACCTACTGGGGTTTCATTCTTACCCGCAATCTCAATGTCGTCTAGAACTACACGGTCAGCGTGTAGACCTGTGATCTGTCCTGTGATACCTCTGGCAGCACAGTTCAGATCCTGTGTAAACTTGGTTCTAACCGCTAAGTTAAAACCAAGCGCATTGTCTTTATCCTCATCTCGTGGGATCATATACTTGCAATATGGAACCACCGATAGGATCTTTCTAGCCTGAGATACGAAGTCTATAGCCTTACCTTGGGTATTAGATAGTACTAGGAAGGTTAGATTAGGGTCCTTAAGCCATTCCCAGCTAGCTAGACAAGCAGTAATGGTAGACTTACCAGTACCACGTCCTGCGGCTATAATGGCATCTGAGGGGCCTTCTTGAATTTCTCGGGCTAGTTCATACTGAATTTGGGTAGGTTCCCCAAGGCCAAGATGCTTAAAACAAAAATACAAGTGGTTTCTAAAATCATCAATAACTTCTTGGGGAACTTTCATCAGTATGCTGCTTTCTTAATCTTGAATGGGACGGCATCCTTCATGGCTGCTTCGACTGCTTCAATTGACTCATTAGGAATGGTATTAACCTTATCCTTGTGATCACTAAGGATACCGCGTACAACGGTGTAAAGTCCTGGTGTACGTCGGTCTGGATCGTTTAGGTCGCTAATTAGACAGTCTAACAGCTTCTCCTGCATGTCATTTAACTTTTCTTTCATATTAATTCTCCTTAATTAGTGGTGCAATTTCACTGACGTAAGATGGTGGAACACAGTACCAACCCTCAGGAATGGTGACGGGGGCTGCTGATAAATGCCATTCCTGATTCTGTAATGTATAGATCCGAACCTTACAGTTGGGTCCCAGTCTGATTGGGCTTCCCTCCTGCACCAACACTGTTCTGCTGCCGCATCCATTCATCAATCCTAGAACCAGCGCGGCGAAGACGAGGTATATCCACAGTGGAATCCACAGCCATCCTGCCTTGCTCAACCCTCTTAGAAAGATATTCAAACAATGCGAGGGCAATTGCCATAATGATTCTATCAAGCATTGGTTCCTGGAGCTGGGGTTTCGGTTGGATTCTTAGCATCCTTAGCTAAAACTAGACCAATACCAGCAATGACTGCGGCTACGGCTGTAGTAAAGTCAGCAGTGGTAGTAGGATCTCCATCAAACATAGCGGTGAGAACACCACCTACTGCAACGAGAATAGCACCAATACCAGCTACGGTTGTATTACGATTATTCATTGTTTCTTCCTTTCGAGTTCAATTACTCTTTGTTTTAAATCATCTAGCATCGCGCCATGCTTTGCATCATTAGATGATATTTGAATTTGAGCTTTTACTAAATCTTGTACAATAACCTTTAGTTCACTTAGGTCTTTATCCGTCTTATCAATTAACTGAGATCGTTTTCCTATGTCAATAAAAAAACCTCCTACCCCAGCAGCTAAAACAATTAATTGAGCCCACTGGGCTAATTCACTAGATTTTTTCTCTTGTTCCATATTAATCCCCCATTAATTAATTAGTTAAACGGCATTGTTGTTCCAGAAACTAAAGAAATAGTACCATCCGTATTTAGTACAGATAAACGAATCCACATATTACTAGGAATACCTAGTCTAGTAAACTTAACGGCACATTCATTACGACCAGCAGCAGCAACTAGTTTAGATGAATAAGTAGTTCCAGTAACCAAATCTATACCAAATTCTATGTTATCTGCGTCTATGTTACTAGTTGCATCATTGTGTAGATAAAAAGTCCAAGAACCACGATCAACATCAGTATCTGTTGAACCATTAGATAAATTAGTTGTTCCATCATTTGGTTGATAATCAAAGACAGGTTCTCTGTATACTTTTGCATATCCAATTGATTTTAATCGAGGTACACTAATACAAAGATTAATTACATATTGCTTAGTAGCAGTATTTCCTAGTTCTCTGTATTCGAAGTGTTCATTTTGTATAAATACTTTAACATCGTTTTTACTTAATCTAGTTTTAGTTCTTTGTACTTGTCTTGGTGTATTATTTTTTCTATAGATTTCTGCCTTAGTATTTTGGAAAACAGCTCTTATATTTGCGTTTGGATGTTCATCAAAACCGTGTTCTAATATAAGAGCACTAGCAATAGATTCACTGGTACTTACATCAAAAGCACTAAATACGTTGTCTTTAATAACTACTCTAAAGACATACTCATCTCGTGGGTCTGGTACAAATAAACTTGCATCAGAGAATAAACGATTGCTATCAAAATTAAAATGATGGGTTCCAATGTATCCATCAAAGAGTGGATCTGTTTTTTCCCAATAATTAGGACGATAGGGCCAAGGATACATACTACTAGCGTTTAAAAGTGTTTCTGTACCACCAGTACCTACGTTTGTTGTTTTTCCTAGTTGCTGAGAATAAATATCATAAAGATTTAATCCAAGTTCAGTAGTTCCAGCAGTTACTCCAGATACAGCCCAATCAATATCAGCTTCGTTGAAATGAGCATTAGAATCTCCAATCCAAGTTGATGTCCAGTTTCCCCAGAATTGATCTGCCTTAAATACATTACCCATTCCAGAAGACGTTACTGTACTATTTGCATTTGCTGTATAATTTAAATCACCAGCACCATTAAATCGAACAGAACTAGAAAAGGCAGAATTAGTTGCAGCAGAAGATCCAAAGGTAGTTTCAGGCCATACCGCTGCTGTTGTTACAATTGCAGATGTATTATATTTAAAAGCTAAAGCTTGTTTGTTATAATATATTATTTGACTTGGGATTTTAAATAAACAACTACTAGTACCTTCAGATGATTCTAAACGTTTATAAGTAATATTTTCCCAACCATTATAATCTACACTAAGTAAGAATGATTTGGCAAATCGTGCTTGGTTGTCGTAAAGTTTAACTGTTGTTATACCACTTGCTAGTCCAGAACGAACACCAGCAAATGCAAAATCTCTTAATGCAGTTAGGTATTCATCTCTTGTAGTACTACTTGAATTCTTTAAGTTAGCTAAAGTAATATCACTAAGGATTGTAAAGTTACCGCCAGTTGTAACTGGGATATTACAAAGTGCAGTAGTATAGCACTCAGGAATATTTAAATAAAAAGATTTAATATTCTTACCAAAGAGTTTACTATATGTTGTTGTAGCTTCTCTGTAGAAGTATGGATTATCTTTATATAAGATACTGCTAGCAGAAACTCCATGATACTTTAACAACTCAATATTACTTGCCATGCTTGCATGGTATAATTCATTTGGATTATCCCAGAAAGAATTCTTATAATTAGGAAGTATATCTCCAGATGCTCCATCAGTAAGGGCTATAGATGGTACAGCTCTACTAAGATTCCAATATAATTGAGCCTTTATGGGATTAGTAATAGCATTTGAAATCTGAGTCACAGCTGTATCAACATCATTAAAGAATGTTTCAGGAGCTTCTTCACCTGGTATTAGTTTCTTTAAAATATGATATACTGTTGGGACATCAGGAACAACATAATCTCCATTGACATTTGAGAAAGCATCTAAAATGATTGGAGCACTAATAGCAGCAATTCCATTTGTATAGGAAGTTCCACTTGTATACGTTCTATCGGTAAAGACATGATTTTTAAATAGTAGATTGTTTTGAGTAATATCTACGGTTGGGGCTTGATCTACCCAATTAAGGCCGTTGTAAACTAAGATATCTCCAGATACTGGAGTAGTAATTACAACGTCATCTAGGTTATTAATTAAACCTCCAATCGTACCCGCTTCAAATTGAGTACCATTCCAAACTAAACCCTTACCAGCGGTAATGTTATTAAGATTAAAAGTAACAGGACCACTAAGGGTTGCTCCACCTTGGATAATAAAACCATTAGTTACAAAGTTAACTGGAGTCCAGTAAGTTGCGTTTGGTGGTGTATTGTTTGTTGAGTTAGCAATGCATTGATAGACTACGCCACCCTGTAGGGCATACTGTCCGACTGTATAAGCGGTTACAGCACTCCATGCAGCAACACTAGATGAAAGTGGATAGAAATGATTATTAGTTGCACCTACCCATTCTTTCTCTTGACCTAGGAATAATAACTGATGTAGAGAAACATTGAGTTGTTTTGCTGTGATCTTAGCTCCATCTACAAACTGAAAAAGCATCTTATCATTTGGTGTGCATCGTCTAATAACAATTTGTCCTGATACAGCACCAGTAGTTAATACGATATTCTCAGTTGGGCTTCCTGTTACAGTATAGTCTAGATTGAGTGTTAGCTTAGTTTCTGCTGCTCCAGCACTAGCCCGTGTATATACACATAGTTGATCTGCGGCAGGAAGCTCACACATAATAGCAATAGGACCGTATGAATAAGTAGTTCCACTTGCTGTATAAACCTTTTCAACTGCCCATTGTCCTGCATTTGGGTTATAGTAAATCGGATCATTTGAAGAATAATTATAACAGGGCATGGACTCTCCTTATTCAATACTAGTATTAAATCGACGGAAGTTACCTACTAGGTCGATATTTGAAATATTACATGGGGTTGGGTACGCAGATTTAATATATATTTTACAAGCTTCGGAATAAGATAATATCTTAACCAAATGCTCTCCTACGCTATCAATCTTTAGTTGATCGTTTCTAGAAAGAAGACTATTGATATCTGTTGGATAGAATGTAACTTTATCATCTAAACGACCACGGCGATTAACTACAATATCATAGGAACCTGAATTGTAGTGTCTAAAGGTAGCTTTTTTAATATTTAAAACACCTTCATAAACTGTAGAAGGATCGTCTGATGATCTCTGTACTTGTTGAGATAATTCAACATTCATTTCATATGTATGTCCTACATAGATTGGATATGTTGTATAGTTACCTGTTAGGACAAATCTAGTTTTTATAGTACCATTGTCGTCTACAGTAGTAATTCCATTTACTGGAATACTAGTTACAGTATAAGCATCTGTTCCCCACCCTGGACCCTTAATAGCATAAGCAACCTCAGGATCATAGTGTGGCATAGTTACGGTTGTTGTATTATTACCGCTTGAATAGGTCATGCTGCTTGTAGGAACCGTAGTTAGCCAATCTACCATTGGGGTTGAGACAGATACAGTTTCTAGAGATGCAAAGAAAACAACCAATCCCTTAGTATTAGATACATTAATACTACGTTTGGAAACCATATAAAGATCTTTTCCATATGATTTAACACTTTGGATATCATCTCTACTTGATAGGATCCATCTATAGTATGCGGTTTGGATTACCTTTTCACCATTTGTTCTAAATGTAAAGAAATAAATATAATTCTTTTGATCATTGTCAACAAACATGATTGAGTTAACTGC